CAGCAAAAGTTTGCAACAATAAAGGTGCATCAGTTGCCATATTTTTTGCAGCAGTACCGCCAATACCCAAACCTGTTGCAATTGCAGCGGCTTCAGATTTAAATTCTGCAAACTTTCCTGGTTTAAATGCTCCACGATTTAAAATGTTTCGCATATTTTGCAAACTTGTATCAGAACTTGAAGCAGCTTGGAACTTCTTAAAAGCATCATCTCTAATTGGCTTGTATGCTTCGTATGCTTGAACTTCTGAAGGAGATAAAGAAGTTGGCATTCCTAAAGCTTGCGCTTCTGTCACACGCTTTTGTCTACCAGTTGCAGGATCAACAATATTAGTAGGTGTAGTTTGTAAAGAAGCTTGTCCTTTACCTAATTGCTCAGAATAATTTAACTGCTGAGTTGCCTGTGGAGCGCCAGGGATAACACTTGTGCCAATCATTCCACTTGCATCAACACCAAGCATTTGCCCAGCTTTAACTTCTGGAGGAGTTGATAAGATTTTAGACTCTCTGTAGCCTTGTACAGGAGCAGAAGAATAGCCACGGGTTAAAGGATCGTATTGAGATACAACACCATCCTTAGCAGTTGGCAAACCACGAATAATTTGCATATTAGGGTTTAGCAATAAATCGCCTTGCACTTTAGGTTGCAAAGCAGAAATTGTTTCTCTAATTGCACTTTGATTAGCTGTTGGCAATCCAATAACATCTTGTAAAGCATTTTGAATATTGAAAGGCAAACCTTGTTTTGCTAATGCTTTACGTTCTTCTTGTTGAGCAGCAACATCTGGAGTAACAGGACCCATATATTGGGGATTATTCTCGTTAAACTGAGTAGGCATATACTTCGCTTGGAAGTTGCTTAATGCAGCACGATCTGCAGCTTTTTGTTGCATCTCAGAAATAGCACGTTGACCACTCAAGTACTGTTCTGGTACTGAGTAAGCAGACTTCAGACCCATAGATGGGTCATTGCTTAACAAAGAGCCAAGCAAAAACTGTTGAGTGGCTTGCTTTTGAAGACTATTCTTCTCTTCGTCACTAAGACCAGTAAGTGCTGCATCTGACAGCAAACCAAGATTAAATGGCATATAAACTCCTTACAGACCGAGCAAACCAAGCAGACCTTGCTTGGAAGTTGATGTTGATTGCATTCCAGAACCACCGCCAACATTGAGTCCCAATGCTTGGTTGATGATCTGTTGTTGTTCCAATGGCAGATTGCGGATGGCATCCAACTGTTGCTGAGAGAACTGCTGTTGGATAGTTCCAATGTTTGCCAAGTTCTGCGCACCAGCAAAGCCCATCTGCTGACCTTGATTGGCAATATTTGCCATCTGACCAGAAGCACCAAGACGCTGTTGGTTAGCAGCCAAACCTGCTTGTTGGTTAGCTAAGTTTGCTTGCAAGAAGTTCTGAGCATTTGTCAAACCTGCTTGCTGAGTCAAATTTGCTTGTTGAGCAGCAGCCGCATTCAATGCAGCTTGGTTAGCCAAACCTGCTTGGTTAAATGCAGAAGCACCAAACTGACCTGCTTGATTCTGTGCAGCAAGGTTAGCCAATGACATAGCTTGCTGATTTCCAGCATTGTATTGAGCCATTTGGTTTTGTGCGGCAGCATTCTGCAAAGCCGCTTGGTTGGCAGCAGCAGATCCAAACTGGTTAGCTTGTTGCAGATTACCTGCATTGAACTGAGCAAGGGCATTCTGAGCTGCAGCATTTTGAAGTGCGGCTTGATTCTGAGCGCCAGCACCAAACTGCATGGCTTGATTAACGGCAGCCTGAGAAGCTAAACCAGCCTGTTGCAAGTTACTAGCGTTATATTGAGCCATCTGGTTAGCAGCAGCTTGGTTAGCCAATGCAACTTGTTGTGCATTCTGTGTATTGAGTTGACCAGTAGATAAGTCAACACCTTGATTAGCTAAAGCAGCTCTCAAAGCCGCATCTTGATTTGCCAAGCCAAACTGTCCTGCAAGTTGCAATGACTGTTGAGTAGTAGCCAAGTCTTGAGCTTGGTTAAGTTGTTGCGCTTGCATCTGACGAGCCAAATCAGCCTCAGAAGCTTGTTGGGCAGCAGCATAAGCAGCGGCATTCTGTTGAGCAGCTAAACGAGCAGCATTCTCACTAAATGCTCGATTTGTTTCTGCTTCAGCAACACCTTGACGAGATCCACCAAAAGATTTTGCAGCAGTCGCTTGTGCAGCAGTCTGTTGTTGTTGCAATTGTCGTGAACGCTCTAGATCTTTTAAGCTTTGCTCAGTAACAGCCTGAGTGTATGGATTCATGTACTGCTGAATATTCTGATTTAAGAATGAACCTGCAGCAACATCACGAATATTTGCTCTGGCTTCTGGAGCAATTTGACCTAATGCTTCAGATGTAACACCTGCACCTGTAACACCTTGAGCGCCTACATCACGAATTGATGAACGAGCAAGTTGCGCAGCAGCAGCACGTTCTGCAGGACCTGCAGTTACACCTGCGAACTCACGAGCCGTATATCCCAAACCTTGAGCTTGTGCGGCAGGACCTGCTTGTGCAGCATCAAACCCTTGTGAAGCCGCTTGTTGAGCTGGACCTGCACTAGCACCAGTACCAGTTACGGCAGAATAACCTTGTTGTGCAGCTAGAGCAGCAGGTGCTACAGTAGCGCCACCATAAGCGGTATAACTAACATTCTGAGGGTTGTAGTTAGCGACTCTACCAGCAACATCAAATGCTGAACGCATACCAGTAAACACTTCGCTGTTAGGATCAGCAAAGTTACGAAAGATTTGAGCGCCAGTCAGTTGGTCTTGATTAAAACCTGCAAACTCTCTGGCTTTTAGATTGCCAGCAACTCCTTGGGCGCTTTCTACGTTCTTTAAGAACGCATCACGCATTGCAGGATCAAGTTGCGATGATTGTTGACTTGAGCCACCAGACATAATTACACCTCCGTAGAAAGCCAATAATGTGTTGGCTTCATGTTAAATTTAGATACAAAAGTTCTTGACCAGCCTCTTCGACCTGTTAAGGTGATCTTGCGGCATCCCATGTCTTCAGCGAACTTCTGAATATGGGGGGTTAGTGTCTCTAGTTCTTCCAGATTACCACCCGCCAAAAATATATGCAAAACCTTCATCCTAGGAAAGTTTTGTACCTGAGTGACTACTGCGCTGTTAGCACCAGGCCATAATTGCATCGTACAACTGTCAATACAGTCGGCTACGTCCTGCATATTATGAGTGTTATCGTATTCTAAAGCAGGTTCAAGTATTTTTTCTACTTTTTGGAAAAGTACTGCCCATAATGGCAATTCACCATTAACTTTGTACTTTTCGTAGTCAATCATCGCAAACTGCCAGGCTTTCCATCAAATCTGATTGTTCCTAAACGCCAGTCAGTAGTCGTAACGCCTTCAATTCGTACAGCCAACTGTCTGCCAGTAATCCTCAAAGATGTCGGATTTGCCATCGTATAAGGACCATAGTTATATTGAGTACCAGTTGGGTAAAACTTGGTGCTAAATTTAGCCTGTACATCACCTAATGTCTTTTCATCAGGAATTAGCCCATTAAGGCTTAAAACTCTGTCTCCAGCACCTAATTCAACTGGTCCTGACTCTGCAAATATAGTTTGAGAATCGTAAGCATTTCCAACTTCATGCTCATAAATATAACTGTCAGCAGAAACCATCAATGGATTACTGAAAATTCCTCGATCTGTGCCACAAGTACGAGCCAAAGTGCCCAAAGCCCAATGGTTTTCACGATAGTTGTAGCTTACATACGAATCTACCTCATTGCTTGCAGCACTAGGATAAAACCACCAAATCTCGCCATAAGCAGAAATATGCACCGCATAGACTTTAGAAGCTTGGGTTGTATTTAGATTGGTAAATACATAATCGCCAACATCTGATGGCAATGGCTTTACAAAACCATCAAAGATCCAGAATCCAGACTGAGACATCCAAATACATGAATTGTCTGTAGCCGCTACTGCTTGCTTGGAAATAACTCCACAAGATGAGCCAATACGCTCAAAACTGTAAACGTATGGTGGGCCAATATATGTTGCAGTATGTACATCAACATCTGTAAACAATATGGTAGATCCACGAATACGTTTTCCACACATCAAAGAGCCAATTGTTGTTAGCTCAAAGTCACCTGCTTGGTTGGTTGCAGCAGCAGTCCAAACAGTATTATTTTCTTGGTCACACCATTGAACTTTACGAGGATTTCCACCTGCACCTAATGCAAATAAGAATCGTTCTTGAGTAACGACTAAACCAGTACAACTTGTTGGAGCATTTGTAATGGCGGCAGCATCATTAGAAGTGTTTAATTGCCACTCCAGAAGCCGTCCATCTTTTGTTGAGCAACCAACCAAATACTCTCCCCATGTGTCCAAGCTCCATGTTGTAGCAGGAGAATAAGAGCCAATATCAGGTCTAGGTACACCATAAGCAAAGCTTCCATAAGTGCTATAACCATAACCAATCTTTAAGACAGCACTAGCATCACCTGAAACCAAGTCTGTTGGAGTAATGTCTGTCAGGGTATTTGATTCACTCAAATGATATAGTTTTGAATGAGTGCCAATAGCAACACGCCTATTGTTACTGTTGTCTCGCCAATTTATTAACCCCCTAGCATATCCAGTTAACTGTGTTTCTGTGCGCTTACGCCATCCACCAACAGGGCGAATTGTTCCCTCAAACCAACGAACTAGGTTTGAATAGTTCCAACGTCCTTTAGATTGGTAATCAGTACCATTCTTGTACACGCCTGGTGGAATTTGAAGAGGAATGTAAGCCATGTTATACGTCTTTATATAGAGAGATTAGACACAAAACTCATTGTGACAATAACTGATGGTACTGCAGGTCTTGTTGGGCTTGTGCTTGTAGCATATTGCTCTATAGACACGCCTGTATCACTAGTTCTCCACATTATCTCAATATAGTCATTTGCATTCAAGCTAGTAAAAAAGTTCATTGCAGCAATAGTATGGCTTGGATCGCCTGATGACTTTCTTGCTGGCAAACCAAATCTACTATTTGAATTATCAATATTTGTTCCATTTTTTCTGAACCAAACATCTACATCTTGTGTGTCATTGGTTGTATTTTTAAATTGAATAGAAAACTGACAATTCCAAATTCCACTTTCAGCAACATTCAATCTTGAACTGTTAGACAATGTGACCCCATTTGAGAAGTCGGTGGTGTTGTATGTTATTGCATAAGCAGTAGTGGTATTAGCGGCTGTTTGATCTGTACTATCTTGAAAAGCACCATAAGGTGTATTGATGTACTTGCCACCCCTAATTCCAAATGCTGAATTAATTACATTGACT